CATTCTGGACGAACACCACCCTCATGCGCGCGCATCCACAAGCGGAAATTCTTGAATTGCCTGGGCTGGCCGGTCAGTGCCGTCGATGACCATCACTACGCGACACAGTCCGCCGCGCATATTCTCACTTGGGTTACCATAAGCCAGTGAGTGGAAGTAATTCGCCTTGTCGATCTGGTCAGTCACCGGCTCCGCGAACTCCGCGGCAAGCGCATGCTTGAGCAACCGCACAAACGGCGGCGGCATCGACGCCTCGGTAACCTGGTACTGGTAATCGATCCAGACTTGCTCATAGTTTGTGAACACGCTGGTGCCATAAATCTCAAACCCACGCAGCGGGGCAGCGCCTGTTGAACTGCTATTAAAGACAGCTTTTGGCGTGCCGAGAATATCACCCGGCATCTGGTAAGCGTATTTCCATTCGTTGATGGGGGCAGACGACAGCCGTGCCAGCTTTGTCTTCTTCACCGACCAGGAATACGGATACATCATCAGAAGTGTGTCGCGGATGTTGCCATAAAGGCGGTCGGCGACCTGCGCCTCATCCGTGCCGTCGGCGAAACTAGAGAGCGGCGCAGCGCCCAGCATGATCAATGCATCCGAGCAGATGCTAAGTTTCGAATCGCCAGCAGCCATTGCCTATCTCCGGAAGAGGAAGGGGCGGGCCGAAACCCACCCCAGCCTGTTAGTCGCTGTCGGTAGCCGCCAGCGTCGTGCCGTCGGCCACGTCAACTACGCCGCTAGCGTTCGAGAGAACCTGGGTCAGCGTGCAGACAGCGGTGCTGGCCGTTGAGGTCACGCAATAAATCAGATCGCCCACTTCAAGAGTGTCCGACAGATCATTGAAGTAACCTGCGGTGTTGACCGTCGCGATGGTATCGGTGGTCTTATAAGCATAGATGCCTGGGGCATTGCCACGCTTGGAAGCCGCTACAGTAGCGAAGCCGTCAAGATCAAAAGCCATGTCTGGTCTCCTTATTCGGTGCTGGAGATTTTGACGATGCCTTCATCGTCAATGGCCACGGCACCAGCCGAGAACATCGACGCGACCAGGAAGCTGGTCTTTTCGGCAATGTAGTTGATCTCGCTGCGCTGGTTCATGCCAATGCCGAGGCCGACAGCGTCGCGGTGGAATGCGAAGCTGGAGCGGGTCGATGGCAGCGGCAAGCCACCTTCGTCGCGGTCACCGAGCGTGATGAACTTGAAGCCCAAGAAGGTATCGAGTTCACCGCGGGCCAGCGCCTTGACGGTGGCGAAATCGCTGGAGGTCAGTTCCTGCTCATCCAACAAAGCGGCGAGGCCGTTTGCGTGAATGATCATAAAGCGGCCTTCCATCGGCACGTTTTTCGTGTCGAGGGCCTTTTTAGCGGCCAGCAATTTAGCAAGGTTCAAGTTCGTGCCGACGCCGCCAATGTCGGTGCCGACAGTGGACGGAGACGAAGCAGCGTTCAGCGCGTCGATGACAAGCTGGTCCATGCGACGGCCGATAGACGCGCCGACAACCTGCACCAATTCGCGGCGCTCATCAAAGTTCACCTTCTGCTGCTGGAAGATGTCGCTGTATTCAGCAGCGATATAATCTTCCATCGTCGCAGAGACTTGCGAATAGGTGACGTTGAGCGGGGTCACGTCCGTTTGCGGGACGCGGACAGTAGCAGTACCTTTACCAATTTTGGGGAACTTAACTACGTTACCTTCGACGTTGTTACGTTCGCGGGTTACGCCGGCAAGCGCGCGATTAGCCTGATACGCTTGCTTGACTTCCGCGTCGAACAACTGGACGAAGGCTGAGGAAATGCCGATTGCCATTTCCGATTCTCCTTCAAGGAAGTTGCGGTTGATTGCAATCAGTTGTCCGCGGTGCGGGCCAATCGCTTAGACAAGGTAGCGCTCTTGTCTCCAAGCGTTTTTGACGGGCCGGTGGGTTATCCGCTTTTGCACATATACGATTAAAAAGCCCGGCTGTAAAGCCGGGCTGCAACTAGAAGAAATCCTGCTGGGCCTGTCCGCCGTAGACTTGCTCGAACAACTTCTCAACTTTTTGTCGGTATGCCGGATTGGTGCTGTACTCTGGACTGCCGACCATAGCCTGCAATTCCTCTTTTGATGGCGCACCTTCCGGTTGAGCCACGTTGATTGGAATGGCCTGGTCTCCGTAATAGCGTCGCACCTTTTGCAGTGCTCTCATGCCCTGCGCTGTGCCAGCCATAATGCGGAACTCATCGAAGTCGTCCTCGCCCCAGACGCCTTTGCGGACCAAGCTTTGCGCCCAATCCGTCACCGACTTAATCGTTGCGTCGGCATTTGGCCCCAGCTTTCGATATTCCTCATCATAGGATACCTTGGCCTGGTCAGCCTCCGCACTGGACAACTCCAAGAACTTTCTGCCAAGCGCCTCAAAAGCGTCCTGGGAAATGCCGTTTTCCTTAGCCCAAGCGCGATAGGCCGTGAACAGCGCGTCATCTTCGCCGATATTAGCTTCTGAGAATATGCGAGTATCGTATTCGTCGGGCGTCTTGTGCTTGCCCTGGCTGAACTTTTTTTGCAGTTCGTTATACGACTTTACCAAGTTCTCAATGTCTGGCCCATCATCGCTCCAGAACTTCTCTGGATACCAGTCTGGCCTAGTAACGTCTTCGTTATCTTCAGACTGATTTAGTTGCGGCGCGAGTTCCGCCGCAGCTTCCGGTTGCAGGTGGGAAATAGATTCCGGTTCCTGCTGGTTATCGCTGCCATCGTCAATTTTGGCATCGGCCAACAAGCCTTCGGTTTCGCTCATAAGTTCCTCGCTCGTTCAATTCGACGCTCAATCTCGCGCACTATGGAGTTCTGTCCTTCCCGCGCGAACCCATGCGAAGCGTCCTCGCCTGGATACCATGTCGGCTGTTCAATCGTCTGCTCCCGCAAATGCATCAAAACCTTTTTGCCGTCGCGCGAATTAAACACCCGCAAATAAAGTCTGTCCAAATCATCGCGCGCAATGCGCTTGTCGTCATCGACCGGCTGCGCAAGTTCACGCAACCCATTCCAGCCTACATCGTCGCTCATGCAACACCCATTGGTTGTTCACCTTGCGTAGCCTGTTGCGCCGCCATGGCTTGCGCGGCCTGCATCATCTGCTCCATCATCTGCTGCCGCTCTTGCGGTGTGGTGCGCAGTTCAGCCGGGACGCCCAATTTATCGGCTATGTAGTCAGCAATAGCGCCGACACGCACCGCCATTTGGCCCTCTTGTCCCAGCGCGCTGGATAGCTGCACCCACTGCGTGATCTTCTCGATGTCGGTCATGTTCTGCGCCTGCGCGATGGGCGAAACAGGCGTGACCTTTACCTCAAGGCCATTCACCCGCAGCGGCATGTCGATCAAACCCGCCTCATCCATAACGTAGAGGATGCGGCTGACCAGCGGGATCATGGTTTCCGTGATCAACCGGCCAAACGCGCTGCCTAGGTTCTGCGCGAGCTCCTTCATGCGTTCCGCGATTTCGGTCGCGCTGCGTGCGGACATATTGTCCGGCGGCAGTGTATCGTCGAGCATGATCTTCTTAATGTTCATGCGCAAATCGTTGATGACGATCTGCGAGACGTTGAAGTCGCCAGCGCGGGGCAATGGGCGCAGACTTTCGCCCTGCGGGCCACCATTGCGCGCAACGGGGATGATCGCTCCCGGCACGATGCGAATGGCTTGCGGGTTTAGAACACCATCGTCAGCCGCGGTGTAGACGCCGGCTATCGATAGGCTGGCGTTTTTCAGCAGCAGTTCCAGCGTCTTGTTCAGCGTCTTGATATCTGGGATTGCTGTCACCAGCGGGCCGCGCCCATAGACTTCGCCGGCAACCTTCATGTAGCGCGCCACGATCCACGGGCTGCTTTTCATGTGTCGCTCAAGCAAAGCCACCTTGTCGTGCGGCCAGATCACCGCGTAGTGGAAAAGTCCGCTGTCAGGATCGTAGACCGTCGCCTCAAGCAGTTCGACCTCTTCGGTCGGCTTTTCGCGGACAATCAATTCCAGCCGCATCGGCAATTCAGCGTCTGACCAGTGCTGCTTGATCGCCTCGGCCTTCAGACGCATCCGGCGATAGACATTGTCAACGCGGCCATGCGCGCCCTCTTCGATGCTGACAAGATATTGCGGCACCGCGGTGAAGCGGATCGGCGTCACGTCATCTCCCGGCTGCACCAGCATGACGGCAGTGCCGACCGCCAAGTCCATCAGGAACTCGCCCATGGCCAGATCAAAGTTGCTTTGCCGCAGCAGCGAAAACATCTTATCCGAATAAACGTCCAGCGCAGACTGAGCCTCAATCGCGCGGTCGCTTGGGATTTCTGGCCCAGGCTCTAAGCGGCACCACCGCCCGTAAGCAGGGAAAAGGCCAGCCTGGATGCGGTTGGCAAAGCGCTGCGTACTGGTAATCGCCGTGCTATCGAACACCCGTACCATCTTGTTCTGGCCGGGCGAGCCGCCGCCCTCGTAATAACCGTCATAGAGATTGCGCTGCGGCAACGCGAACTCGTAACAGTCCTCGTAAATCTGCCGCCAATTGTCCTTACGGCGCTGCGCCAACTCGTGACGCTTCATAATCTGTTCGACGCTTATCATGTCCTGCCCTACTTCTTCGATCTGTTGCGGCTCATCGACATGACGACCAAATTGCGTCGAGAGTTATCGCGGGGGTTGCCGTTCTTGTGGTCAACATCCTTCCCATCGCCTTTCTTCACAGAGCCATTCGCCATCATCTTGCGGCGAGCCGCATTCCGCATGGCCCTGTTTTTCTTCTGCTCTGGGCTGCTGTGGTAGGTGTCGTATTCGTGCTTGTAGTCGCGCGCCATGGCTAACTCTTCTTGTGACGCGCAGCGAAGTTTGCAGCGGCTTCCTTAGACCCGAAGCCCCAGGCGCGCAGCGCAAGCGCAAGGCGCGTAGGCTCACCCTTCTCATTCTTCATCGGGCCGTCCATACCGGCAAACCGTGCAGCAAAAGAAACGCGGCGCGGATTGGTGCCAGACTTGACAGGCTCCTTCAGGTTGCCGCCTTCCTTGCGCTCGAAGTAGCGGCGTCCCGCTTCGTTCAATCCGCCAGACGGGCTTTGGTAGGCTTTCTTGACCAACTACTTCATATCCTTCGGCTTAGGCTTGCCGGCCTTGCGCATGGCAATCGCCACCGCTTGTTTCATGGGCCGGCCCTCCGCCATCAGCATCTTGATATTTTTGCCGACGACCTTGTCGCTCTTGCCCTTTTGCAGCGGCATCAGCCAACACCCAGCGTGCGGCGGGTTTCGCCTGCAAGATCGAAGCGACCTTCGCCCAGGAGCGAACGGGAAGCGACCCGGCGGGCGCGGGCCTGCGAGGCCAACACCTTCTCAGCGCGTGTAGCCTCAGCCGGCTCTACGGCTTTCGCAACTTGCTTTGGCGCGCTGTCTTGACCAGTCAATGTCTTAACGAGATAACTCATATCACGCTCCTAGCGTGCTTGCGGGGATGCCAAGGCGAGCATCTGGCCGATCCATGGACAGAAGCATCCGCTGCCCACCAATACGCCGTGCGCGTTGCTGTGAGGCAAGGATGCGCTGCTGGCGCTCTTCCTGCGCCGCAATGCGCTCTTCCTGGCGCTTTTGCGCCGCAACAAGTTCAGGATCAGGCTTTGGAGCCTTCGGCATCAGGAAACTCATGTTACCCTCGCAAACATAGTGTAGTCAGAACCGTCTGGCCCATATTTACGCAAAATACCTTCTGGCGTAAAGCCTAGCACTCGCGCCCACTTCAAAGCAACTTCATTCCGATTGTTGATGGTCATTTGCATTCTGTTCAACTTCTCTTCGGCTGCGTAGCGATATAATATGCGCCTCGCGGACTTTACTGCCGACACCGGAAGGGATTCGAATAGATAGTCAGTTAATAGCCACGCCTCCGCCATGCCGTTCCAATATTTGAAAATGCCGAAGCTGCCGGCCATGCGCCCGCGTATCATTATCGTTGCGCTCTCACCTTCGGTCTGGAAGGCGCGCAGTCTATCGTGCGCATCTGGGAATAATTGCATGAACTCCCGGTCGAATGGCCTCAAGTTCATGGCAAGCGGATGGGTCCAATGGAACGGCACCAACCACGCATCCGCATTTTTTATTTGATCCTGCCACCGCATATGCTATTCTCCTATTGCCTACTCGGCAACTTTCCTCCGTGTTTGTTCTGGCCGCTACGCTATATCCCCTGCGTAGCGGCCTTTTTCTGCCCAATCCACACCTTGCCATCGGCGATCTCGACAAGCCCGCGCGCCTGTAGCCGCTGGCGTGCGCTGCCTCGCGACGATTTCGGCGTGTCCGGGAAATCTTGCCCATGTTGCTGCGCCCAAGCAGAATGCAAAATATGGTCCTGGCCAGCACGCGCAATAGCTTTGGTCAGCGAGGAAAGCGCGTCACGCTGCGTAGGCGATAGCCCATCCCGCTCTTCTTCCTCGTGAGGCACCAGCACGACGCTACTGTCGCTGATCAGCCCAATCGACTCAAAGCGGAACTTGTGATCGGCCACCGGCTCAGCATCCTTTTGCTTCTCAATCTTGATCTCTGATATGCGCTGGCCATCGTCGCCTTCGAGCGGGTTCATAAGGATGCTGGTATCAATGCCGCCCAGCAGCGCATTCGATCCGCGCAAGCCGCGCGTTACATCTTTGCCGCTGTGGTGTACTGCCAAGAGCGCGCAATTAAACCGCTTGCGGATGGCGTCGCAGGCGTCAACGAATAGCCCCATGTCAGTGCTGCTGTTCTCATCTCCGCCAAGCAATGCGCGGGCAACCGTGTCCACGACAATCATAACCGGGCTCTGCTGCATCGACGCCGCCGTATCGATGAGCTTGACGATGTCGGCGGCCTCGCGGAACTTTACCGCAGCCGGCAGCAGGTAGAACGGCGCGCCATTATGCACGCCATTGAACGCCTCCCACGCCTTTATGCGCTTGCCCATGCCACCAACGCCCTCGCCGGCTATGTAGATCACTGGGCCGTGCGCTACGACGCGCCCGTTGAACGGCTTGCCATACGCGACACACAGCGCCATATCGAGAGCAAGGAAGGACTTCCCTGCACCTGGTGGGCCGTACAGCGCGGCTAAGCCATGGCGCGGCAGGTAACCCTCGACCAGCCATTCAGCCGGCGGCATGTTGCGCAGTTCCGACAGCGACAGAAGCTGGAACGTGTCTGGTGGCGTCTGGTCGCTGACTACCACCGTACCGCGTATTGGCTGGAGCAGCTTGATGAGGGCGAGCAGGTCGTCGCGGGTGCCGCCAGCCTTGATCCAATCGACAATGTCACCCTTCGGCCCCAGGTCTGGCAGCGACAATATCCCGACCTTGCGGGCGACCGGATACAGTTCATTGGCGACCTTGTTCGCGTGGTTCTGCCCTGCCTCGTCGTTGTCAGGAATGATGACAATGGTGCGGTCGGTGAACCAATGGTTCAGGTCTGGCTTCCAGTTCCCAGCGCCGCCATGATTGGTCGTGGACAACAGGCCCAGCTTTGCCACTGCGTCGGCGCACTTCTCGCCCTCGACCACAATTATTGTGTCGCGCGGGTTCGCAACAATCGCCGGCAGATTGTATGGCAGAGGCGTAACATCCTTCATCACGCCTGGGTAAGAGCGCAACTCCCCATCGACTTCGCGCCATTGCTGAAACCGCTTCGATCCATCGGAGCGTTCGCGCCGCTTAACCTGATATTGCCGGATGCCGTACTGGTCGAAATACTCATATATCGCTGTTGTGAACTCGAACGGCTGGACGCTCGCATGTTCCTCGCGAGGAAGGCCGAAGACGCTCTCCAACACCTCAGAGACCCGCACATTCGGGCCTTCCTGCTGCTGGATGACCCAAGATACGCCGCCACCAGCCCCCATCTCAAAATCATAGAAGCCGCCGCTGGCCTTGTCCAAAGACTTGCTGCCACTCGCGCCCCAGCGGATTTCTTCCCGCGTCTCTCTAGTGCGCTTCCCGTAGTAATGATCGCCGACCTCAGCAGCAATCTGAACCATTTTAGCGTTTATTTGTGCCATGCTTTTCCTCCTGAAAGTGGCGGAGCCGAAGCCCCGCCGTTATCAACTAGAACAGATCGTCTTCCTGCGCAGATGGTGCCGCTGGTTCCGCAGCCGCCCCACCCATGTCTGCTGGACGATCTTCCCAACCGGCAATGTTCCACTTGGGAACGCGGAAACGCTGATCGCCCTGCGGTGTCGGGATTTCAATCACGCTGGTGCCGGTGATCGCCACTCTCGGCACCTTACCAGCGTGCTTCCCGCGCTCCGCCATGTAGACATCATGCAGCTTGTCCACAGCGTTGCGAACCGTGGCAGCGCCGGATGCAAATTCGCGGACGCCTAACTCCTCGCTCCATAGACGCAAGCGGAATACTGGGCGATGATCGTCGCTCGGCTTGTCGGGCATAGCCCCGCCCAGCTTGACCACCGCAAAGTCCGGCACGCCCATAAACGACGCCCAGCCCACCTCGATGTTCTCGAAGTCCATCAGCACTTCAAACGGAACGTCCAAGTCATCGTAACGCTTATCCCATTCGCCACTCGCGGTCTGGAAGCGCACCTGCTTGCTGAACACGCCTGCGCGAGCATCATACTTGATGATCTGCATGAACTCGCGGGTGGACTGACCACCACCAGACCCTGGGAAACCTAAAGCCATCTCTGGCACTCCTTCACTATCGGCAGAATCGCCGGCTCCTAACAACGCACTATGCGCTGGTAGCTCAGAAAACGCTGAAATCCATCTTCGCAACCGCCTGCTGAAACATCGGCTTGCCATTCGGGTTTCGCGTTAATCTCCTGTGCTCACCGCCACCCAGCATCAGGTAGCCGTAAGCGTCGCCAACGTGACTGTGCTCGTTCTTATTCGGCGCGTCACGAAAGCGCTCTTGCCCGCCGCCCATCGCGACGCGCTTAAAATGATATCCGCCGGACAACGACTTGCGTGTCCGAAAGCAATCCTTAGACACCAGAAGGCCGGGGCGTCCGTCGATCAACCTGTTCATCGGCGCAGCACCAGCTTCGCGGCGCACCATAAAATCGTTGCTGACCGTCGGCTGCGCTCGCAGCCCATAGGTGCGCAAATGGTCAAACGCTGTGACCTCAAATATCTCGTCCCGCTTGCCGCCAGCCGGGTCACCCCAGATGAACACCTCATGCTTAGGGAACTTGGTCTGGATGTCCGCCATCAGGTGATGCGTAAACCGCTCCAGGCCCATGTCAAACGCCACCAGTTCATGCACAATATGCCAGCGCCCATTCTGCATCTTCTGGCCAAATACGGCGGCTGGGGTCAAGCCAAAGTCCAGCCCAATGTGCAGCGGTTGCCCAGGCTCAATCTCCAAATCAGCCGACATCAAACTGTCGCTGAACTCCGGCCATACCGGCTTCCCATCCTGCACATAAACATACTGCGCGCCCGCATAACACTGTATCCAGTCAAGCGTCTTACCAGCCAGTTGCTGCTCGTAATACCCGCGCGGCAAATTGTTGACGTTCTCCGCGGCATCATTCTCAATCCACCACTTGCCGGCGGCAAAGATCGCGTTGTCGTGCTCCTTCGTACCCTCAACAACGCCGCCAGGCTGCTTGTAGAAATTCCAAGGATAGCGCCCGCGCACCTTGTTCTTCTCAGCCAAGCTGGGCCACCAATGATCGCTGTCCATCGGGTTGGTGCTCATCCACACCCCACGCCATGTGCAGCCGCCGTTGCGCTTGGTCGGGAAGCGACCTACGCGGCTGGTCAGGCCATCGACAACAGCCTTCGGCAACTCCCGCGCCTCATCGATAAACCCGCCAGTTAACTCAAGCGACAACAGTTTCCGCACGTCGCGGGGCTGGTCGAGCGCCAAGAAGATCACTTCGCAATCGACGCCGGGAACGCCGTCGCGCGGCGGCAACTGGATGTGGTGCGTGATGGGTGGTGACCAGCGCATCGCACCCCACTCATGCTCAGGGAATAACTCCTGCCACGTCTTGATCGTCGTGGTGCGTAGCTCAGGATAGCTGTTCCTGATGACCGCAAACCTCGTGTAACGCACATTGTCTACCGGCGACGGCTCCTGCTTAACAGCACGCAGCATCACTTCAGCAAGGCTCGCATACGTCTTACCGCTGCCGACCGGCCCCATCAGCCCGCGCACAAACGCATCGTCACTCAAGAACTTCCAGACCGTCGGGCTCGCGCTAAAGTCGAGGTTGAGACCCGCCAGTCCAGTCTCCTTGGCACGACGCCTGCGTGGGCTGCGGTCAGTCGCTCGCGGTGACCGGCTCATCTACTTCTCCCCCGCGGGGGTAGCGCCATCTTCTTCGTCGCCATCATCGTCTACCACCTCATACGTCGTCGTTTTCGGCCCGGTAATGTTGATGCCAATCATGCTGGGCCGCATGTTGTCTTGTTGCGGCTCCAACAACCCATGATGCTTCGCAAGGATGCGCGAGGCCGAAATCTTGTCATGCATCTCGACCTCGATCTGCGACCCCTCGCGTGTCGGCGTGATCTTGACCTTCTTGATCGACTTGCGCGCACCTGCGCTCAGCGATGCCGATGGCTTCAACTGCACGCTGCCGTCAGCCTGCCACGTCAGCACGTCCGTGATCTCGGACGCGGCGATGGCCTCTAGCTCCGCTAGAACCGCCTGCTTCCGCCCGTCATCCTGCGTGGCCAGCGTGGCACGCGCCTGCCTAATCGACCTGCGTGGCACAGGCACCTCCAATTGCTGCGTAGTTGATCATATCGACCCAGCTATCCCAATGCTCCGGCTGATGCGACAGGCGCGCCATCTTCAGCCCAGCCATGCAAAGCGCGACCTGATGCGCCTGCACTTCGACGCCGAGGATGGCGGTCCAGATGATCGAAATGCGCTCGTGCATCAGATATGCGTCGCCGTATTCGCCTGCGCGCTTGCCGAAAATTTCCTGGGCGTCCGCTATAAACTCTTCTGGCGCTGTTGGCATGTCCTTATCGTCCTCTGTGGAAAGTTGCGAAAATTTTGCGGGGT